ACCCGCGCCAGGCACACTCTTCTCAGGTATAACGGGCACATCCTTCCCAGTCAGCTGCGCCCTCATATCAGGGATCTCATACCTCCAGTTCCCTTGCGCGTTCCTATACCACCCAGTATCATTCCAAATCTGCCTCGGATGAATGCCCTGTGCCTCCATCTGGGACGCGGCCTTAAACGCTGGGATGTCGGCGGTCTTACTGAGTATCCCACCGAACATCCCCGCGCCAGCTTCACCAGTCACAGCCCGCCCCACACCTGGCCCAACAAGCGAGCCAGCCAATCCCACGGCCCGCGCCTGCGCCTCCTCCGGGCTGATCAGACCCTGCATATAGTCGCCCGGAGCCATCACATTACGGTATAGGTTCTGCCCCGTGTTGTAGAGGTGCTGCAAAGTAGCTTCGCCCAACCTGGTGCCAAGCCCCGCCGTGGGGTCAGTCAACCTGCCCCTCTCAAGCAGGTCCAACATGGTCCGAACCTTGCCCGGGAACTCTCCAGGCGCAGCGCCCCACGCGCCCGACTGGTCGGTAGGGTCATAGCCACTCTTGAAGGGGTCAGGAACGAACGGGTTGCCAGCCACAGGAATAGGCTTGGCATCCGGGTCGTACTCTGTATCGTCGAGCTGTGCCATCACCTATCTCGCGGATTCTTGCGCGTTCGCTCATTGCGCTTCGGATGCCGCTGCCAGCCGCCTCCCGGCGCCCTCGAGTACCACTCACCATCCGGCGCCTGCCTCGGCGCATTCATCGCTTGCCCCACAGCCTGGTTAGGCAGCGCGGCCCCACTCATATCTCCACCACCTGCCCCATTCACAGTCCCAATGTTGCGGTCCCTACCGAGGCGAGTCGGGTCCGGTAGGAACCACTGACCACCCTTATCCATCGCGCCCGGCACAGGCGGCTGCGGCCCGGTCCCGCCTATCAGTGACTGTTCATCCGGCACTTGCGTCGTAGGCTGGCTTAGCTCAGCCTTCGAGCTCGTCTCCACATCGCCGAGGTCCACCTGGCTCATATCATGTATCAGCTGGATCGTGGCGTCCTTCAGAGCATACGCATCAATGCTAGCATCGGTGATGACCTTCAGCCTCTTGGTGAACGCCTCATACGCGTCGATCTCCTTCTGCGCCGCATGCCCCTTCACCTTCAGCCGCTCCCCTGCGAGCTCCTCAATGGTCTTAGTAAGCAGCTGGCTGAGATTCTGAATCTGCTGCTGCATCATCTGCTCTTGCGGCGAGGGGCCCTCCCCCAGTGCCTGCGGCGGCACCATGCGCCTGAGCCTCTCGGACGCCTGCAGCGCGCCTGGGAAGTCCCCATTCTGCAGCAAGATGTCGCCGATCAGTCCAGTCAACTGAGGAGCTTGCGTAAGTATCAGGGTGAACGCATTAAAGGCGTCCTCGCGCTTGGTGGCCCAGCCCGGTCCAATGTCCGCCTGCACATCATAGCGCCCGACACTGGGGTTCAAGCTCCTGAGCGCGATCTGCCCATTCGCAGCTTTATGTTGCATGTAGCTTTGCTGCTGCTTCGGGTCGATCTGCATCTCATAGCTCATCTGATCCTCGCCCTGAACTCGCAGCAGTCGTTTAGTATCGTAAATCCGCGGGATAAGGTCCAGTAGGATAACGCCCAGATGCCTAATGGCAACAGCAAGCCCATTAATATAGTGATAAGTAGCAGTATCACCCTGTCGCTGACGTTCTTGAATAGCCTTGCCGGTCCGCTCATTTCCAGGTGCCCCCATCTGTGCTTCATACTGCCCACTCACCATCTGCATCTCTTGTGCGGCCACCTGCATGCCCGTGATGGCTACCGGGGCGGGCGTGGGCGGCTCAACCCGTGTAGGAGGGGGAATATCACTTCCATCATCAGCCTTAGCATTATAAGGCAGTATCGCAGTGCTATTCCTATTAGCATCCCTCCAGTATTCCTCGTATCCCTCAATTGCCTGCACTGCACCAATCCAAGGGGTTTTAGTCTGGAGCGCTCCATATTCAACAGCAGAGCTACTCCAGTAGTTATACATACGCTGAGCGTCTTTGAGCGCCCGAATATGGCCCTTCCTATCCAGCTGCCCCTCAATGACAGTCTCCTCTCCTATGACTGGGACGATAGGGATAAAACGCCCAGGCCAGCTCTTACGCTCGACCACTGTATGACCAACGATGAAGAAGTACTCCACCTTGTCGCTAACCACAGTCCTCTCAGTGTAGGTGGGCGAGTCCAACGCCTTCACAAAGTCATGCTGGCCGGGGTCAAGGAGCTCCGACTTGCGATAGGTCTGCCCGTTGTGGGTGAACATGACATCTTCATCTCGCACCTTCCTAAAGTACTCAGCCACCCTGACCTTCTCATGCTGCACCCAATCCTGCTCATTACCCAGCGCCGCGGCCGTCACGAAGTAGTCCTTATACTCCGGATACATCTGCTCGAACTCATCCAGCGGTATATCATCAAACACAAACGCATAGCGCATGTCAGACTTGTCCAGCTCCTTCGCGGCGGGGTCCAGGAATATGGTCAGTGGGTCACTCACGCGCCGAATGTAGATGTCCTGGTCGAAATTATTATCATCTGTGTAGTCCGTCGCGACCCTCAGATAGCCAATCCCGCCAGTTACCTGGAACTCTGTAGCAGTATCGTACGCGACAGATGCCTTGGAGTGGTACTCGATGTAGCGGACCAGTGAGCTCAAACAGTCTGCACTCTCCTTCGTCGCCCCATTGCCCGTTGCCATCAGCTTTATAGCAGGCTTGTTCTTCTTGGCATCGTTGATGATCTGCAAAGCATGCTGGCGGGCTTTGTTGATAGTCAAGCATGGCTTCTCCTCTACGTCTCGGTTGCGCCGGATAGCATTCGGCCACTGATAGCCGTTGTCACTATCCGCATTGGCGAACTTGATATCATCCAGCCAGAGCTTGCGCGCGTTGCTTTCCCAGTCCTGGCACATCTTGAAGCGCTTCTGGGCTTCACGGATGACTGGGTCTGGATCGGTCGGTGTGCTATCTGGCCTAAGTGCTTCGCTCACTTACTTCATCCAATTCTGGCTGAAGCCTCCTAGTGGATCTAGGAAGAGTTTGTCTATTGAAAAGCCTGCCGGCTTAATTTTGAGTAAGGTGCGTTGCTCGGGCTCGCGCCGGGGCTCACGCAGTCCCACGGCGAGGTATCGAAATGCGTCAGCTCCATGACTGCTCCAGTCATGTACGGGCTTATCCTGATAACGCCCCGTTGTACCGTCAGCCTCAGGACTAGGATCGTAATGATAGGCTTTGAGGGCATTGAGCCCAGCTTCACACCTAAGCTCATCGATCCAGCATTTGGGGAACACGGTCCTTGCTGCATTGATGCCATCCTCCGGACTTAAGCGCTGCACTATGCGGACCTTGTGACCCTTCGCCGCGACCTGCTCCTGGATCGACTTCTTCGTGCCAAGAGTTTTGGCTTTAGCATCATGAGGTAGCCAAGCTGTGTCATAGAGATAGCCTTGCTTGTCCGCCCTCTTTTGCAGCTCAAAGAGATAGTGATCGAGATGATAGCCGGCATTCTCATAGTAGTCGATGAGATGGTACTCAAAACCGACGACTTGGGCAAACCAGATAGCTGTGGCATCGCCACGCCCCAGGTCCCAAAATGTATGCACGCCCACTGCGGGCTCGTAGGGTACTTTGCCGATCCGATTTTCGAGATAAGCCTCGCGGAGTTGCTTCCCATAGACCGCCCCTGTGAGTGCGACTCGGCATTTGCCCTCCCAGACATTAAGGTAACTGTCAGGGTCGTGCTCCTTCATGTGAATGCGGTCCCGCTCCAGCGTGTCAGGAAACCACGGGTTATCAACGTAGGTCATGAACACCACATAGCTGTCCGGTGGTGGACTAATAACGAGCTCCTGATAAATGAAATCCGTCTCCAGGTCAGGGTTAAAGGAGAACCAGAGTTCGGAGCCTTCTTTACGAATACTGGGGGTAAGTACATTGTATGAGTCCTTAGTAAGCTTGGCTGCTTCCTCCACCCAGCATATGTCAACGCCCTCAATCGACTTGATGCTGGTGACGTTGTGACGTATACCTTCAAACATGAACTCCGAACCCGTAGTACGACATATGATGGTATTCTGCAGGATGTCGAACTGCGATAAGAGCCCCATCGCTTCGATCTGATCACTGATGAGTTTATGGACCGAATCCTTAATGGACTTTTGTAGCTCACGAGCACATAGGACCCTAATCCGCGATTGCATCGCCCTTATGATACAGGCCCTGGCTAGGCCCCACGATCTACCTGCGCCACGGCCCCCATAAAACACCTTATACCGCATAGGTTGGAAGAGACACTGCAGCTTCGGCGGAAACTGCAGCACCAACGCGTTTGGGTTGATCTCGAGTTCGGCTAAGTCATTCATACTCGACACACCGTTTGGAAACCAAACCGTGGGCTCAGTACACTTTCTTACTTTTGCCCGCAGCAACACCCCGCAATAGCTTACCCTTGACCTCGGTCGCGCGCCTAATGGCCGGGCCCTCACCCTCTGCCGGCTTCAGCTTCGTCAGCTTTGGCAGCTTGGCTTTCCCCTTCATGGTCCAGGCTTCCTCGGCTCTTGGCTGTGGTAGTGCCTCTTCGGGTCCATCTCGAACCTAATCCGCGCGCGGCCCCAATCGCCGCCCTCAGGTACATCTGCATCACGATACTTTGACGCAGGACGCGCCGAAGCAGACGCCCCATTCTTGTCGATCTGATGGGCACCCTTGCCCATGCACCTGACATGATCCACCATATCAGTGCTCCTTCATCCCGCCGCCACCCTTAATGCTCTTCACCGCGCCCGAGTAGCCACCCTTCCCGGGCGCTCCCAGGTCACCCGCCCTATGCATATGACTCGCAGGGAGCCGCGCGGCATTGCTGAGGCCAGTCTCAAGCTTGCAGTCTTGCGC